AGCACTGAGCGACCTCATCAGTGAGCTCGACGGGATCAAGCAGACAGCCCTCGAGGGAGCCACCCTGCCGATCGAGGCCCTCGGCTTCGACGAGGACGGCGTGCTCTACCAGGGGATCCCCTTCAAGCAATGCAGCGCCGCTGAGCAGCTCCGCGTTTCCGTGGCGATGGCGATGGCACTCAACCCGACCATCCGGATCATTCGAGTGGCCGACGGGTCGCTTCTCGACAGCGCCAACATGGCGGTCATCGCTGAGATGGCCACCGACAAGGACTTCCAGGTGTGGATCGAGCGCGTCGACGAGACCGGCGAGATCGGCTTCACGATCGAGGACGGCGAAGTGGTCCACGACACCGGCGACACTGGCCACCTGGTCGAGGACGCCGAGGTGACGCCATGAAAGGGACGGAGACCTACATCGAGAGCGCCGAGAAGGAACTCGAGCACGCCGACAATCCGAGCAACCACCCTGACGCCTGCGCGTACCATCTCCGTCGCGCTCAAGTCTTCGCCACGCTCGCCGTCGCCCGGTCGACCGCCATCATTGGGGATAAGTGATGACCAGCCCACTAATCGACTACCTCGACGAGCTGATCGACAAGATCCCTCTCCTCGACAACGTCCGCCGCGAGGGCGCGCAACAGCTTCGCAACGCCCTGGTCAACGCGGCAGCGGCACCCGACGCGACCATGACGCTCTACCGGCGCCAGGACGGTGAGGACATCGCCGGCGAGTACAGCGTGGTGGGCGAACTCGAGTACTTCGAGAGCGACGACGAGCCAACCGACCTGTTCAAGGAACTCTGGCTCAAGCTGACCACCGAGGAGATCCACTACGTTCCGCCCGGCATCGTCGATGAGGCGCCACGCCAATCGATCTGCACGGCGTGTGGCAGCGTCAAGACCTCAACGCCCGACAGCACATTCTTCACGGCACGGCCCGGCGAGGCGTTCGATCTCGACTGGGACGGCTGCGCGCGAGGGAGTGGCACCTGATGCAAGCCATCCAGATCGTGGGCGCGTGCATCATCATCAGCGCCCTCGCCGTCGCCCTGGTGGTTGAGGAGCGAATGACTCGAGCACGCCGGAAAGCTGATCGAAGGGCGATCGAGAACGAGATCACCCGGGCGATGAAGATCCACGGCGAGACCAACGACCGAGGCGTCGAAGATCTCTGGGACAACTACATCGAAGGCCTCCAGTTCGCGTGGCGTCACCTTTACGGCGAAGGCGACGCCCCGTGACCGATCACGGCGTCCGGATGGTGTGGGGCGCGCCTCACAACGACGCCCCGTGGAAGGGCCACTACAAGGCGATCTCGCTCTGCGACTGCGGCGCGCGATTCACGGCGTGGGCCGACAAGAAGCGCGACGCTCGAGCAGACGTCGAGACCCAGCTCAACGAGCACCTAGAAAGGACCACCAGTGGCCAACGAGCGCAATAAGAAGCAAGGCATCAGTCGCAAGGGCGCAACGTGGCGCCGTCGGACCAAGAAGATACGCTCGGGTTCCCCGAGATCAAGGAGACAGCAATGACCACCGATCCAATCGACCAGAAGATCGCCGAGGCGGTGGGGCACGACCCGACGCTCGCCCAATCCGAGGTCAGCTCGGCGAGCCAGGACGTCTGCCGCGTAATGGCGTACCTCGGTCCGATCCTCGCGGCCGCCAACCGCGGCTACCTGATCACCGAGAACGCCGACGAGTTCCTCCTCTACGACCAGGCCCAGAGCATCATCAACCGAGTGATGGACCGAATGCGCGTGGCCGCCGAGGCGTACTACGGCGCGCCGGACCTGCCCGGCCAGACCCCGAGCGATCCCGACGCCGAGAACTGGTGCCTCAACTCCGTCGAGGACGCTCCGGACACGCATCACCTCCTCGGCACCGAGCCAACGTGCCCAGACTGCGTGGCGCACAGGTTCGCTTCGTGAGGCCCGAGCAGATCGACGAGAGCGAACTCAAGCTCGACCCGAACAATGCCCGCAGCCACGAGAAGGGGATTCCGGAGCTCACGAGATCCCTCGAGGCGTTCGGCCAGGTTAAGCCTCTCGTCGTCTGGGGCGACAACGTCGTGATCGCCGGCAACGGCACCCTGACGGCCGCGCGCCAGATGGGCAAGACCAAGCTCTGGATCGTGCGCGTGCCCGAGGACTGGGATTACAACAAGGCCCGCGCCTTCGCCCTGGCCGACAATGCCACCGGCGACCTGAGCACCTGGAGCCTTCCCCAGCTCGACTCAACGCGCTGGGAGCTCGACGCCGAGGGCTGGGACGTCTCGGGCTTCGGCTTCGAACCACTTCGACCACCGCCGACGCCACTGCTCGCGGCACCCGATGACGTGCCGCCGCTGCCGGCGATCCCGACCACCAAACTCGGCGACCTGATCATCCTCGGCCGACACCGGCTCGTGTGCGGCGACGCCACGACCAACAAGGCCTACGACCGGGTCCTCGAGGACGAATTCGTCGACGCCGTCTGGACCGACCCGCCCTACAACGTCGGCTACGTCGGCGGGACCGACGACCACCTCACGATCGCCGGCGACCGCCAGAGCGACGCGGCGTTCCGAGCGTTCCTCACCGCGGCCTTCCACGAGATGTGGAACCACGCCAAGCCCGGCGCCGCGATCTACGTCTGCCACTCCGACACCGGCGCCAGGACTACCACTGGCAGCACGAACCGATCCTCTACGGCTGGAAGCCCGGCGCGGCGCACACCTGGCACGGACCAAGGAACCAGGCGACGCTGCTCGACGACGACCTCTGGGACGGCGGCAAAGGCCGCACCAAGAAAGAACTGCTCGAGATGCTCGAGGAGATCCGAGCGACGTCGACGATCGTGCGCGAGGACAAGCCCCAGCGATCGGCGGAGCACCCGACCATGAAGCCCGTCCGCCTGATCATCAGGACCCTCGAAAACAACGCCGCGATCGACAGCATCGTCCTCGACCCCTTCGCTGGCAGCGGATCGACGCTCGTAGCCTGCGAGATGATGGGCGCCCGAGCCCGGCTGATCGAGGTCGACCCCAAGTACTGCGACGTCGTCATCACCCGATGGGAGAACCTCACCGGCGAGAAGGCGGAGTACGCTGTCCCAGGAGAGGACAACGATGGCGCACTTCACTAACCAGCCGATCGCATGGAACCACGTCATCCGTGGCGAGACCGAGTTCTGGACCCACAAGCAGGTCAGCGTCGTCAAGTCGCGCGCCGGGACCTACGACGTGATGGTCGACGGCAGCGTCCTCAAGGATGGATTCCCGACGAGCGGCGACGCTCTCCACTACGCGCACGCCTACATCGAAGACCCGGTGGGCTTCAACCGATGACCTCGATCGTGGTGTGGCTGATCTTCTCCGCCTGGGGCTACTGCGCGATGGTGGGGATCCGCGAACTGAGCCACCGCTGGTACCTGGGACACCTGCAGCGGACCAATCTCTTCGTGGCGTGCATCCGCCAGGGCGACCACGGCCGGTGGAAATACTTCTTCTCCCAAGACGAGCTCACCACCTACAACCGCGAGCAGCACGAGAAGCGGCGCAACGCGTGACCCTCGTCGAGACACCGCACAAGCACGACTGGCGCCTCTGGCCGATTACCAGCTTCGGCTACGACGTGATCTGCATCGACTGCGGCGACGAGCAGTTCTGGCCAATCGCCTGGGTCAAGGAGATCAACCCCGACTTCGTGCCACCCGCGACCATCGACCACGTCCGGAACCGGCTCCAGGAGCTCGCGATCTCACTCGAGGGCACGCCTCGAACGAGCGACGCCTGCATGACCTGCCGATTCAGCGCGGCGACCGCGACCGCGGAGAAGACCATCGAAGTCATGATCGAGCACGCAAGGACCCACAATGGCTAAATACGAACTCGGACTCGACGACCAAGGCAAGATCGCCGAGGTCTCGATGATGACCGAACCGGAGCACCTGACGGGCGACCAGCTCGCTGAGCGCGGACTCGACAGCGCCATCGCCGGCGCGAAGGTCAGACGGGCTTCAACCGTGGCTGACGACAACGGGCCTCTCTACCAATTCGGCCAACTGCGTGAACTCGGTCTCCTCTGGCTGATCAACACGAGCGTCTTCCACCCGAGGGGCTACGCCCTCGCATTGACCTACGACGACCACGACACCGAATTCACGACGCCGCTCGGCTTTCGAATTCTGGGTGACGGGTCAGAACCGTGGACGATGGGAGATCCACCACCCGAACGAATCGCGGCCGGCGACCCGACGCTCGACGATCTCTTCAAGCGCGCGGCGATTCTGCTCGCGCCAAAGGACTGGCCTATCAACGTGGAGCGACCGAATGGCTAAACGCGGCCGCAAGATGATCCTCACTCGAGAACTGACCAACCAGATCTGCGGACTACTCAGCGAAGGGATGTACATCGAGGCGGCGTGTTCGTTCGTCGGGATCGGTGAAAGCACGTTCTACGAGTGGCGCGCGAAGGCACGAGCATTCGACGACCAGGACGAGAGTGACTGGGAATTGCTGACGGTCGATGACAATCTAGAGCGCGTCCTGTTGACGGAATTCACGGAGGCAGTAGAAAAGAGCCAAGCCCAAGCCGAGCTGGTGGCGCTGCGAGTGATCAACGACGACCCGAGTTGGCAGAGCAAGGCCTGGTACCTCGAACGGTCCAAGCCACACCGCTGGGGCCGGCGCACGCAGATCACCGGCGTCTACGACGAGGACGATCAGCCGACGCCAGTCCAGATCGCGGACCCGCGAGCGGCCGTGCTGGCCTTCGTGGGAGAGTTGGGCGAGCAGCTCGAGGCGGACGGAATCAAGCCGAGCAGTGACCAGACAAAGGGGAATGATGAGCAAGCGAACCAAGAGACTTAAACAGGGGCGCCGGGAGCCGGCGCCCTCGTGGTGCCCGCCGGCGCCAGAGCACTGTGGAGTCAGCCACGGTCACCCGTCACCTTTCGACGACAGAGTCACCGCGGCGCCGTCACAGGTTCGAATGCTCGTCGGCAACTGCGAGAAGGACGCCATCATCGCCCACCTTCGGGCGGTCATCGAGGAAGCGTGGGCCGACCTTGTGAGAATCAAGTACGACGCTAACCAGGGCTGGCTCGGTGCGGTTCAGGGAAGGATTGAATCCCTGCAGTCTGTTCTCGCTAAGGCAGAGGAGGCGTGGCTGACGAATTGCACGTATCACGGGACTTGTCCTCAACCCGAGATTTGCGACACAGGGTGTCGTGGGCCAGAGGGTGCGGTGATTAGCGTTGCTACGCCCGAGGCAGAGGAGGGGGCATGAGCGACGAACGCCGATCCAACGCCCAGACAGCCGCGCTGCACGACCGGGTGATGCTCGAGGAGACAGCCAGGCTCGACGAGGTTGAGATCATCGAGTTCGCCAAGGTGGCTAAGCAATTCCCCGAATACTTCAAGGGGCCGTGGTGACCAAGGACGAGTTCGAAGCGGCCTACGCGCAGCGATCAAACGTGACGGTGGAGGCGCTCCACGAGATGGGCCGCTACGGCACCCCGTGCGATTGCGGCGAGGAGATCTGCGAGGGCTGGCAGATGGCCCGCATCGAAGACCAGGCGGGATCCGGGCCCGTCGTGACGCCACGTGGCTACCTTGTCCTGATGGACGGCGACCTGGACTACTTCACCGAAAGTGAGCACATGGCGCGCGCGCATGAGTTGTCAATCCACTCTGCGCTCGGCGCCGGCGTGAAGACCGAAATCCTGGCGTGCTACGCGAAGGAGCAGCCGCGATGAGCGACGACTTCCTCGAGAGCCGGTTCCGCGGTGGCACGAACCGCCAGGAGGCGGTCGACCTCCCGACGCTCTGGACCGTGCAACGCCTCAAGGACGGCCTGGTGACCGCCGTGTGCCCCGATCACGCCACGGCGACCTGGTGGGTCGAGACCTACGGCGAGGACAGCGTGGGCTACGAGAAGATCGGCCACAAGCTGACGATCCGCGGCATCCCCTCGACCATCACCGTTCGGCGCATGGAAGTGACCCGCGATGGGACACCTCGAGTACTCTGAGACATGGAGAGGTGGCTGAGCGGCCCAAAGCGCCCGGTTGCTAACCCGGAGGAGGCCGTGAGGCTTCCCGCAAGTTCGAATCTTGCCCTCTCCGCTGAAGTAACCGACAGAAGGGGAATGCAATGTACCAATCAATCTGGATCCTGACCAGCCCGACCTACAAGATGGCCAACACCGAGGACGCCGATCACCGTGACGTCATCGTGGGCCTCTTCGCCAGCAAGGAGCTCGCCGAGGAGTACCGCGACACAGCCAACGCGCCCGTCACGGACGGCACGATTACCGAGTGGAGCCTCGACGGCGTCCACCTCGAGACCTACATCGACCTCGCGCTCGAGCGCCTCGAGGCGCTGCAGATCGGCGAACTCAAGTGCCGTGAGAATGCCCTCACGATCACCAAGCTCGAGGAGGCCAAGCACTGGCTCGACCATCGCACGAAGGACCGCACCGCGCGCGGAGTGCTCGGCACCAACGAGCGATGACCAAGAAGCTCGATAAGACCACCTCGCCGGCCGGCACCAAGATCACGGCGAACAGCGTCAAGACCAAGGACGTCGACAAGCTCCTCACGGCAGCCAACACGATCGACCTCCACGACGTCGAGCCCGGCGAGCAGATCGCCGTGGCGCTGATCCTGACCCGGATCGGCGAGAGCTACGGCTACGACACCGTCGGCAGCACCAAGAACTTCCAGATCATCGGCACCGAGAAGGTCCACGTCTACAAGGCCACCGGCGTCGCCTTCGTCACGATCGACGAGGTCCGCGACGTCGTCGCCGTCATGGCCATGAAGATCCTCGAGGACGAGGAGCAGCGCAAGAACGGCGGCCAGCAACGCCTCCCCATCGACGAGGACCCGGACGGCCACCACGACGACGAGCGGTAATAGCCTGACGCCGTGAGCCTTTCACTCGCAGAGCGCGTCGCCCTCAAGACACCCGAGGAGATCGACGACTGGATCAACGAACTCGAGATGGACCTCCTCGAGCAGCTCGCCACCAAGCCCTGGTGGTTCGTCGGGCGCCCGGAGCAATTCGAGCCCGTCGGCAGCTGGACGATCTGGCTGATCCTCACCGGCCGCGGCTTCGGCAAGACCAGAGCGGCCGCGGAGTGGCTCATCGACCAGGTCATGAAAGTGCCACTCGATCGTGACGGGGTCCCGACCGAGTGGGGCATCATCGCACGCAAGTTCAGCGAGACCCGCACGGCCTGCGTGGAAGGACCAGCGGGCATCCTGCACGTCCTGCGACGCCACGGCTTCACCGAGGTCAAGCAGGACCCGAAAGGCGACCGCGAGTTCGTCTACAACAAGAGCCAGTGGCAGCTCATCTTCGGCACCGGCCAGATCATCCACATGCTCGGCGCCGACAACCGCGACGCCGGCCGATCGTTCACCTTCGCCGGCGTGTGGGCCGACGAGATCGCCAAGTGGCCGTACCCATTTGAGACCTGGCACGAGGGCATCTTCCCTGCGCTGCGCGCGGTGCTGCCCAAGCCCTTTCGACCACGCGCGGTCGTCACGACGACGCCCAAGCCGATCACCCTCATCATCGATTGGAACAAGCGCACCGACCGAGGGATGCACATCACCCGCGGCTCGATCTTCGACAATGCGCGCAACCTCAGCCCCGAGGCCCTCGAGGAGATGCGGATCACTTACGCCGGTACGAGCCTTGAGCGCCAAGAGCTCTACGGCGAAGTACTCGAGTTCATCGAGGGCGCGCTGTGGAACCGCACGATGGTGGATCCATACCGCGTCACGAAACTGCCACCGATGCGCCGGATCGTCGTCGGCGTCGACCCGGCCTTCACGAGCGGGCCCGACAGCGACCTGACCGGCATCGTCGTCGTGGGACTTGGCGAAGACTGGCGCGTCTACATCCTCGAGGACCTGAGCGGCCGCTACACGCCACTTCAGTGGGCCAACAAGTCGATCGACGCCTACCACCGATGGAAGGCCGACTGGCTCGTCGCCGAGAAGAACGGAGCCGCCGATCTAGTCGAGCAGAACATTCGCAACGTCGACACGACGCTGCACTTCGAAGGCGTCGACGCCATGCGAGGGAAGCGACTACGCGCCGGCCCTGTCGTCGGCCTCTACGAGCAAGGACGCGTGAGCCACTTCGGCGAGCTCAACGACCTCGAGCTGCAGATGTTCCAGTGGGTGCCCGACGTCACCGACGGATCACCCGACCGGATCGACGCGATGGTCCACGCCGTCGTCAAACTGAATGTCAATCGTGGGAGCGGCGCGGAAAATTACTTCGCCCTTCTCGCCCCGGACTGCCCGGCCTGCCATAACCCGAATCCGAACACGGCGGTCGTCTGCGCGTATTGCGGCGGTGAACTCGAGCCAGTCGAACCTACCGTCGAGGCGCCGGAGTGACTCGAACGATTCACCGACCTCGCGGAGCAGGCGAGTTACACTGAGGTCCGAAAGTCCGCAAGCCGAACAGGTGAAAATGCCCTCATGAGTGACGCCCCAAGAATGCTCAGTGAAGGACTCGCACGCCACGATCGCACGGTAGCCTAAGTGGCCCTCTTCGGACCCAAGGCGGCGCCCGCACCACCTGAGCCGGCGATGACCACTGACGAGTTCGCCAAGGCAATCGTCGCGGCCTACGAGACCGGGCGCACGGCCGCCGAGAAGTCAGCGAGCCTCGCCGGCACGCCGCTCGCCGGCTCCAACGTCCCGACCGCCGTGGTGAACGTGCCCGTCGTCACGCCACCGCCAGGACGAGGGATCGGCGGCAACCAGGGCGGCGACCAGCGCGGGTTCTTCTTCCTGCCGCTGCCACGCATCGACGACATGTTCAACAATCCGCTCGGACCAGCCGACCCGTTCCTGCCGGCACCGATCGACGTCGTCGACCCCGCCACCGGGCGCGCACTGCCCCGCAAGTTCCAATACGACGTCGGGATCAACCTCAACCTGACGCCACGCCAGACACCGTGGTCGGTGCTGCGAAACCTCGCCGTCCAGTGCGACATCGTCGCGCGCTGCATACAGATCCGCATCGGCGAGCTCGTCAAGATGGAGCTGACCTTCGCGGTCTCCAAGCGCGCGATCGCCGACATCATGATGAGGGAGAAGTGCAGCCGAGCCAAAGCCGCGAGGATCGGCCGCGAGGAATTCGCCGACGAGATCCAGCGCCTCACCGACTTCTGGGAAAACCCTTACCCGCAGAGCGACCGAGGCTTTAGCGAGTGGGTGACTGAGTTCGGCAACCAGCACTTCCGCTACGACGGCGTGCCCGTCTACCCGAGATTCAACCTCGCCAAGAAGGTGATCGGCTTTGAGATCATCGACAGCCCGACGATCAAGTGCCTCCTCGATAACCGCGGCGACATCCCCAAGCCACCGTTCCCCGCTTACCAGCAACTGCTGTGGGGATTCCCGCGCGGCGAGTTCCAAGCATCGGCCGTCGACGACGGGCAGTTCTACGAGGGCATCAAGGACCTGGCGAGCGACTACATCAAGGACCAACTGAGCTACTTCGTCCAGAACCGATCGACCGACAGCCTCTATGGATTCAGCGCCGTCGAGATGTGCATCCCGTGGGCCACCGTCTACCTCGAGCGACAACGCTGGATCCTCGACCAGTACCGGCTCGGCGCCACGCCCAAGACCTTCATGAAGACCAGCCTCGACGGAGGCGACGACCCCTTCAAGATGGCGCAATGGGAACGGATGTTCAACGACCAGCTGCGCGGCCAAAACCGCGAGCGCAACAACGTCAAGATGCTGCCCGCCGGCTTCGACCCGGTCCAGATGGCGCAAGAGGCGGAGAAGTACAAGACCGACTGGGACGAGTTCCTTATCAAGCGGCTCGCCTCACCCTTCGGCGTCACGCCAACGGCGCTGAACGTCACGCCCAAGAGCGGACTCGGCGGCAAGAACATGAGCGACGGCGAGGCGACGAGCGCCGAGGTCGTCAGCCAGATCCCGGACCTCCAGTTCTTCCAGGACACCGTCAACTCACTAAACCGCCGCTACCTCGATGGATCCGTCAACGTGACCGCCATCCTGAGCGACAACGACTCGGTGAAAGACGAGCTCGCCCAGAACCAAGCCGACGCGGTCGCGGTCCAGAATGGATTCCTCACCATGAACGAGCAGCGCGACGACGCCGGGCGCACGCCCTACGAATTCCCCGAGGCCGATTCGCCGATGATCATCAGCCCGAGCCCGCCACAATTCCTCGAGGGAATGATCGACCAGCAAAAGCAGAACACGGCCGCGGCCGCGGCCATCGCAGCCAGAAAGCCAGGAGACCCGAATGAGCAAGAAAAAGCGAACCAAGACAGCGAAGGAGGAGGTGAACCGCTCGACCCCGAAGGCGGTACACAAGCGGTCGATCAAGGAGCGGGCGGGGCGAAAGAAGCTCCGGTAGATGGCACCAAGTCCGCCGTCGCCGACGAGCTCGCGCAATTCGAGCGGTATCGGGTCAAGGAGATCAAGCGCGGCATCCGGCTGGGCAAAGCCTGGCGCGACTTCGAGTTCGAGCACGTCACGCCACGACTGGCGAGCGACCTCAACAAGGGCGGCAGAGAGGCAATGGGTGCGCCGGTCAGCGACGACCCAAAAGGCCTCGAGAGTTCAGCTACTAAGGCGGCGAAACCGCTCTTCGCGGCGATGCGAACGGCGATCGAGGATCACTACGGCCCGCTGATCAAGAAGGCAATCGCCACGATGTACACCGGCGTCGACGCCGCTATTCATGAATCCATGCAGCACCCGGATCGCCAGATCGCCAAGAGCACCGACGTGGAGATCTCCAAGGCCCTCGACGACGCCAACAAGACCATCGCCACCCGCGCGAGCGCGCAGCACGTTTCGAGCGACACGACTGAGCTCCAGGACATCCTCACCAATCTCTACGGCGACGCCGGCCTGCAGGGCACCCGAGTAGGCCTCGAGCAGATGGGCCAGGCGGCCTTCATCGGCGCCGGTCTCGGCCAGCTCGTCGCCGGCATGGACCAAGACTTCTGGGACACCTGGGCGCCCGGCGATCCTGTGGCCGCCCTCCAGGTCGCCGACGGTGGCATGCGAGCGCTCCTCGACCAGGCCGGCATGACGATCAAGGGCATCGACGCCACCACGATGGACCGCATGGGCAACGCCATCGCCCAGTCGATGAGTGAGGGCACCGGCGACAAGGAGGCTCGAGCGGCGATCGTCCAGCTCCTCGGCGAGGCGGGAGCACCGCAGCAAGGGATCCAAGCAGCGACGCGCGCGGCCACGATCGCGGTGACCGAGACCACCCGAGGCTGCAACACCTCGAGCGTCGATCAGTACGAGCAAGCCGGCGCGACCGGCTGGGAGGAGGTCGCCTACCCCGGCGCGTGCACCGAGTGCGAGGACGCGGCCGGTGAGCACGAGTTCGGCGACGACACGCCACCACTGCATCCCGACTGTCGCTGCTTAGTAATACCGATCACCGGGTAGCCGGCGAACTATCATCAACGCCGAGGAGCAGTTAGCAGTCGGCACGAAAGGGACCCGTCGATGGAACTGATCCACAAGTACTTCGGAGACATCAAGATCAAGCGCCGCGACGATGGCACGATCGACGTCTACGGCAAGGCGACCGGGCCCGACTTAGATCTCGACCAGCAAATCTGCGACCCCGAGTGGCTCGCCACCGCGGTGCCCGAGTGGCTCAAGAGCGCGGGCAACGTGCGAGCCATGCACCAGCCGATCGCGGCCGGCGTGGGTTTCGAGCTCGAGGAGATCGATCAGAGCTGGTGGCTCAAGTCCAACATCGTCGACGCCGACTCGATCCTTAAATGTGACAAGCGAGTCTACAAGGGCTACTCGATCGGCATCGCCAACGCCGTCGTCATCACCGACAAGAGTGCGCCCGGCGGGAGGATCATCAAGGGCGACATCGTCGAGATCAGCCTCGTCGACCGGCCGGCCAACCCGACCGCGCTCATGGACATCTGCAAGATGACCACCGTCGACGGCATTGAGCTGCTCGGCCTCGTCACGAAGGACACGTCCGGCCTCGTGGGATCAAGCCCAGAGACCGAGGACGGCGTCGAGCCGCCCACCGTCGTCACCGCCGAGCCCTGCCCCGACTGCAGCGCCGGCATCGTCAACGACGAAGCGTGCGCCACCTGCGGCGGCACCGGGCTGACCAAGGCGCCCGTCGTCAAGGCGCCCGGGATCGTGGCCATGATCAAGGCCCTCTTCGAGCTGCGAAAGTCGACCGGGTTCGTCGCCAAGTTCGTGGCCAAGGACGCCACGCCGCTGCACGACGTCGTCCTGCTGAACACGATCCGCCAGGGCCTCATCACCTGCCTGATCACCGAACTCAACGAAGCCGCCGGTGGCGAAGACGAGCGCTGGGACATCGAGGACCTCTCGTGGATCCTCGCATCGTTCACGAGCTGGTGGAGCAACGAGGCCTGGGAAGGCGAAGTCGCGGGACCATTCGCTGGAGCCGATGAAGGAGAAGAAATGTCAGTATTCGTAAGCCTCGGGGTCAAGCCCGAGCTCTTGAAGGCCGCGTCTGACGAAGGCGCCACCGACGAGCAGCGCGCCGAGGCGCGCGTCGAGATCGCCAAGGCACTGGGCCTTGGAGAGGTAGTGGAGCTCACCGCTCTGCTGAAGCAAGCGACAGAGGGCGCGAAAGCGCTAGAGGATCGCCTTGCGACAGTCGAGGAGATGTCCGCACCAGGAGGACCGGCACTTCGTGCCACCGCCAACCAGAAGATGAAGTCCGAGGACGTCGACAGACTCCGCGACGAGGCGAAGAAGTTCATGGATGCAGCGACGCTGCTAGAAGACCCTGAGCGAAAGCGCCACTACATCGGAAAGGCCGCACAGGCGAACCGTGACGCGGACGCGCTAGAGCGCGTTTAGGACACACCAGGCTGGATCTACCAGCCAACCAATCGAAAGGGGCAACGCCATGAAAGGCGTTCTCAACGAACTTTTCGACGGCCTTAAGACCGAGGACGAGCGCGAAGCTCGATTCGAGCTCTACAAGACCGTCCTAGCGGACTGCATCACGGACGCGCGCGAAGGCGTAGCCCGCGGTGAGATTCAGTTCGGCGACCGCGCCAGCGGTTCGGGCAAGGTGCTCACGCGCCAAGAGAGCCCGAGCAAGATGGCCGCGGCACTCGTCAGCCGACTGCAGAAGGGATTCGGCGGTGACCAAGTCGCCGGCGTCATCCAAGCCCTCCAGCAAGTCGAGCAGATCCAGAAGGACTGGACGCTCACCAACCCGCTCAACACCGTGCCGTTCGGCGAAATGGGTCTCGTACCCTACGCCCTCGATCCGTCGTTGGCGATGCTGGTTCCGCGCAGCCTGATCCACCGCAACTCGACCGCTCGCATCACGAGCCAAGGCGAGGCGCACGAATACCGTCGGATCCTCGGAGTCACGAACTCCGGCACCGGCGGCGTGGCCAACCGATCGATCTCCTTCTCCTCGGCATCAGTGAGCGACACCTTCGGGTCCGTCACGCTGAACCGACCAAAGAAGATCAGCTACTCGGCCGACCGCGTCGTGAAGTCCTTCGTCGAAATGGGTATCTCGGACAGCGCGTCCATGCAAGCCCAGTTCGCCGGTCAAGGCTTCACCGACATTCGTCAGCTGAGCCACACCGCAGCGATGTGGGCGCACCTGCTCGGCGAGGAGAGGGAGCTCGCCAACGCGCGCTCCACCGCCCTCAACGTCTCGGGAGTGTCGGCATCGGCATCGGCCGTTGACTCGAGCGTGAGCGGATCGGGACTACCTGCCTTGGTGGGCGCCACGATCGACTACACGTTCGCTTCGTCAATGGGCGAAACGGATGCGATTGCAGCGAGCACCTTGACCACGGTTGCCGGAGAAGGCGTTGCCATCAGCTACACGGGCGCGCAGCCTGTCGGCGCCGTTGGCATCGCGGTCTACGTCACCAAGTCCGGCACGACGTATCGCGGCTTCACGGCGATCTCGACCGGCGGCGGCGCAGCGAGCCCGACGCAGTTCTTCCCGTGGGCACCTGGCGTGCCAGTGGCGGACGCCTCGTACTCGGCGACGAGCTACGACGGGTTCATCTCGACGTTCAGCGACCCGACGCTCTCGACGGTCATCGCCCTCAACGCGGTGCTCACAAGCTCCGAAGTGGGCGCGGACTTCCAAGAGTTGTTCGGCACGATGTACGGCGTGAACCAGGCCAACCCCGACGTGCTCTACATGGCCGGCGGCGTGCGACGCGCGCTCGCCAAGCAGGTGCAGAGCCAAGGGACTCCGAACGGTTACCGCTTTGAATACCAGACAGGCGCAGACGGCATCACCGTCGGCGGCGCGGTCGTCGGTATCCAGAACGAGACCACGGACAAGTTCCTGGACATCATCGTGCACCCGTACTACCCCGTTGGGGTCGTGCTCGCGCACAGCCTCACGCTGCCCTTCGCGGACAGCGGAGTGACCCAGACGGCACGCGTCGTGAACGTGCAAGACCTGCTCGTTCTCGAGTGGCCCGTCATGCAGCTCAGCTACGACCTGAGCACCTACCAATGCGGAACGGTGGAATTCCCCGCGCCGGCTTGGTCGGGATCCATCACCAACATCGTCACCACCTAAGGCGACGAGCATCCAGGACCCGGTCGGTCGTCGATTCCCCTTCGACCGGCCGGGGCCTCTGGGCTAGAAAGGGGAATGCAATGAGCAAGCTGCTAGCGCCCGACACAGGCATGAAGCAGGTCGACATCGACGGGTACCGCCTCACTCGCAACGAGAAGGACGGCGCCTTCCACGTCAGCGGTGAACTCGCCCGCCGGCTGAAGTCCACCGGCGACTTCACCGAGGCCGGCATGAATCTCTCGAAGGTCGCCAAGGGGCACTGGTGCCCGAACTGCAAGTTCATGGCCGTCTTCAAGAAGTGCGGCCGCTGCGGATCCGAGGACACCATCCCGGGCACCGAACTAGAGGACGCCTAGTGGCGATCGCTCCGTTCCTCGCCCAAGAGGGCACCAATCGGCCGTACGCCACGATCGCCGAGGTCAAGACCAACGTGGCCACGTCAGCTGTCGACTTCACCAAACTGGTCAAGGGCGGGAGCAGCGACGACCAACTGATCGTGCTTATCGACATGCTCGCGCTCGCCAGCGAGAAGGTCGACGACTACTGCCTCGGACCGCTGGGCACCATGAACGCCACGATCAACATGGAGAACGGCGAGTTCAGCGTCGGCCGCGACGGCCTCATTGCCATCAAGCCCGAGTACTGGCCAGTGATCGGCGTGAACTCATTCGCCTACGGCATCGCGGTCGGCGACCAGACTTCCGTGCCGTGCACGAATCAGAACGTCTGGATCGACCGGGACTCCTTCAAGATCACCCAAGGGCTCGGCGGTGGTCTCGCCATTGGATCGCTCAGCCAGGTGCTCGGCGGCTTCCGCGCACAGGGCCGCGTCTTCTGCACCTACACCTACACGAGCGGATTCTTCAACGCCTTCCTGACTGAGGACGCCGCCGCCGGCGACACCGAGGTCGTGGTCGACAACGTCATTGGGCTCATCCCGACGATGAGCAAGCCGATCCCGATCTACGACGGCCTCCACCT